ACAAAAGCATTAGCAATGGCTACTACAATGAAAGTTAATATAAAACAAATAATATTATTTACTAAATATTTTACTTGCTCCTTGTTCATCATCACCCTTTTTAGGTGGCGCTTGTTCACCTAATATTTTTTGTTGCTTCTCAAACGCTTCATCTTTTACTTTCTGTATTTCTTCTTCACGTTCTTTAGCTTGTTCAATAGTAAGGTTAGGATTAAGTGTTATATGTTTTTCATAAGGTAACATCACACCAATTCTTTCACGTTTTTCTATATTATCTAATGTTTCTTTATCTGAAATAAGTACTTTAGGTTTTTCATATATGATTTGTATATTATCACTTTGAAAATTCTTTTTATTTAAACTATCATCTATAGCCTTTACAATGTTATACACATCAACTTCTAAGTTATCTGCATAAAGACTTTGATTTGCTTCTAAGATATTTAGTGCATCAGCTTGTGCAAGTAACCTATCAAAACCACTTGAGAAGTTATCTACACCCCCTTCAATAGTACCTTTAGCTTTTACACCATGGTCTTCTAAAATCTGTATTGCATCAAACTTAAGTACACTAAGTTGACTCATTAAATCAGGGTTAGCATTTATGTAATATGCTTTAGTAGGCTTTTCAGCATTTTCTACTTGTGGTAAATCTAAAACCCTATGCATACCTAAATGTTGTTTATCATCTATATCTTGTTTTTCAGGGTGCTCTATAACTAGTTGACCATGCCCTTGACATACACTAGCAGTCTTTAAATCTGAATATTCTAAATTCCAATTTAGTGCTTGTTCAGGTAAAGGGTTTTGTACAGGGTATGTAGTAGATGTATCAGTAGAAACAAAACCTATTGGTAATCTTTCAATAGGATTAACATTTTCTTCATTACCTTTAATCTTTAAAACAACTACTGTATTACATTTAACATCATCAGAAATTGATAAATCTGCTTCACATTGTACGTGCTGTTTAGCGTTCCAAAATGAATACTTCTTTTTAGTTTCTCTATTAGGTTCAATTGTTTTACCACCTTTTAACTTACTCTTAGTTCTATAATCATCTTCAGTCATTTTACCAGAAGCATCTTTTATAGAAAAGTTTAGACCGAATATTATAGGGTCACCTGTTATATCATCCCTAAATAAATCATATTCATAAGGAGCTAAAGCAGTAAACACATGTCTACCTTTATCTTTTTTATCAGCATCATCTTCAGGGTTGATAAATCTAACCCACATTAGAGCATACTTATGTAGATTAAATATTTCATCAAAAGCCTTGAAAGCTCTATTAGCTTTATTATCTTTTAGTAAATCATTATATAATTCACTTTCTTTTCTTTTATCTGAAGGTTGTTCAAGTTCATCACCTAATATACGTATAGGCATGTGCTTATATGCCATTGACCTTTTATTAATTACCCTTGAAGTTATATTAATATCACCTACTCTAAAATTAGCACTAGTTTTAGGGTACTTCTCTACTAATAGCTTTTCTACAAACTTCTTTTGTTCACCGCTAAATACTTGGTAAGCCTTCCAAGCTTCATATTTTCTTTGATTGTTTTTAAAATCTTCAATCTCATTAATCAATAACTTAAGATGTTCAACATTTTCTAAATCAATATCTTTATACTTTACACTCATTTAACTAACCCCCTCTAACAGATGAAGCGCCTTCACCCTCTATATGCCTTGAAACTATATAATAACCAAATGCAGTAGTGATATGTTGATAATCTTTTGAGTCATCTTCAACAAACTTACCCCCTACTACAAGCTTTACCTTTCTTAATCCTTCATCAAGTTTAACACACCTTTTATCAATTTGTACACTAACTTTTTTATTGGCATTTTTTAGCCTACCATTAACAAGGTTATGTCTTTTCTTAATAGCAGGGTTAGCAAGTGGTACACACATTTGATACGGTACTTCTTGTTTATCTTCTCTTTCATAATTTTCTAAAAATTCTTGTATCAAATCATAATCAGATTTAATATTTCTAGTATCTTTATTTTTACCTGAAGCATCACCATATATTTTGATAACAGGGTTAGAAGGTAAATCAAAATAACCCCTTGATGCATATTCATCCATTACATCTAATGTCCTAAAGCCACTTAGTATAACTTCATCTATAAATGTAAACATCTTAGCTCTTGGATTGTATTGACCTAAACAACTACTCATTGGTTTACCCTCTCCTATGTTGAAATCAAAACTTATGTCTAATGGGTATCTAGTATTAATACCAGTATCTTCTAAAACATAGTGTGTATCAGAGTCATATTCATAATAAACAACATCTGTTTTTATTGATAACCATTGACCTTCTAAAAGTCTTTTTGCCATTTTAGCATCATAAGTATCTCTTAATTTAGATATATACCAATCAGGTAAGAAGGGGTTATCTATTGTTAATGAATATTCTACGTGCCTAGTAGCACTTGTTTTAGAACCTCTAATAAAATAATCATACGCCCAATGGGTAGGGTCATCAGGGTTAGTTAAATACAAAACCCAATGAATAGGTATATGTGTTAGTCTACCTATTCTACCTATCATTTCTGTATGAAAGCCTTCACACATATCACTATCATTTTCAGTTAGTTCTTCTATAATAGCTGCTGATACTTGTATTGATCTAAACTTTGATTTATATTTTTTATCGCTCCATGACCTTGAGATAATTTCACTACCATTACAAAACTTAATATACGCTTTAGTTTCAGTAACAAAATAATGTTTACCTTCTTTAAGTTCTTCACCATTATCAAGTATAGTACCATCTAAATGCTCTAAGATAGTTTGAAATATTGTACTCTTTAAATCAGGCATAGCTAACCTACCTAAAAGTAATCTAGCTTTTCTAAAACCTAAACAATGGTCAATTCCTAAATGCGCTGCTAGTAAAGATTTTGCTGAACCTACTGAACCTGAACAAAGTACTTCATGTATACCTAAAGAGTAATCAACTTTATTCTTTACTAAGTCTATTACATTACCTTGAAAGGGTATTATAGTAGGGTCAAATTCACTAAATGAAGGTATAGTAGATGTAATTAATTCACTCATTTTTTCTTTATTTTCTTAGGGTCATAATTTAAGGTTATACTAATGTCTTTATCACCTTCTAGCCCTGCATTATCAGACCAACCAAATCTATTTCTCATATTCATATACCATAGTACAGCGTTAAAGTTTTTATTACCTATGTTTAAACGTGCTTCACGCTCCCACCATCCTTGAGAAAAATCAACACCTTTTTTTATAGCTTCTGAAAAGTTTTTATTATTTTTACCCCACCTATTGATTGTATCTTGAGAAAGATTAAGTTCTAAACCTATTTCAAATTTACTCATACCCGTCTTCATAAATTCTATTACTTGTTTGCACATATCCATTTTAAACTTAGAAGGTCTACCCATTGGTTTAGGAGTAGTAACAATTTTCTTCTTTACAACTTTCTTAAGTTTCTTTTTTCTCGTATTTGTTTTTGGCATTAACGCCCCCTTAAAATCATTATGCCCCCAAGGAGAGTAATTTAAAACCGATTTTTTTAATTAAGTTTTTGCTACATTTTTAATCGGTGTACCTATTATTTATTTTATGTGTATGATATTACATACAAAAAGCCATATTTTTAATAATGCGTCAACCTTTTTTATAATAGGTCAACCTTTTTTCTCTTTTAATTACATTTACTTATACCATAAGTTGACGTATTGACGTATTATTGTTTTTTTCAACCTCTTTATACTATTCCTTCCTCTCATTATATTTTTTTATCTTTCTCTCACAAAACAATAGGGAATAATACGTCAACCCGTCAACCTTTTGCCCTTGGAGGCACTTTAACTATATAATATATAAAGCTAAAAGTGGGTTGACGTATTATTTGAAAAGGTTGCCTTATACGCACCGCTCAGAGCAAAATTTTGGCTTTTTTTATAACGCATCAATGCCTCAAATTAGCTTTTTTCAAAAATAACATAATTGGTACACCGAGTGATTAAAATAAAGCGTCAACCTTTTGAAAATTAGAATTTTTTCTTGACTCCATTTTTTTCTTGCTTTGTTTGTTTTTTGAGCACATATCCCATTACTACCCTTTGTACATTACCATTTATTTTCTTCTTATTTGTTTCTATACTTTTTTGGGTTAGCTTTCTTGAGAAGCTATTTTTTGTAATGTTCTTACCTGTACCATATTTACTATTATAGTTACAATATTGGTTATAGATGGTGTTAAATAATACATAACCTTTTTTACCACTATCAACTATTAACTCTTCTTTAAGGAATGAATAAATTATATCACTATGTTCTAATACTTCTTCTACAGCTTCAGTAACATGTGTACTCTTAGTAAAGTACTTTTGTTTTTCTAACCTAAACCAACCCTTTAAAGCGTTATTAAAGATACCTGATAATTCATTATTCAATTTTGTTTGTAATTCAATATCAACCTTATCAGCATTATCTTCTAAGTTTAAATCACAAGGTACAATTAAAAGCCTTCTCTTCATCCCTACAGAGGTATCACCCATATATGGTAGTTCATTATAAGATATAATTAGTTTTGCTTTGTTCAGCATTTGGAAGGTATCACCATACTTGTATTGTGCAGTTACCATAGCATTACCTGTAATAGTTTTAAACATTCCAGTTTCTTTAAAACATATTGGTGGTTCTTCTTCAGAGAAATTAGCTAACTTACCATGTAAACCAGCTACAGCAAATTTATCATCTTTAATACTTGATATAGAAATGTTAGAATAATTTTCTACACCTAATAAATTCCTTAAAGTATTTATATAAGTTGTTTTACCATTCTTACCAGTACCAGAAAGTATAAGTGCATTTTGGTATCTGTACCTACCATTTGTAATAGTATAACCCATATATTCATGTAAGATATTACCTAAACATTCCCTATCTAATGTAAAATCTTTAATGAACTTATTCCATGCAGGGCATTTAGCTTTAGGGTCATAATCAAAAGGTAAGCAATAAAAGAAGGGGTACTCTTCAGTATGTTCTAAGAGTTTCATGTGTTCAATATCTAAGATACCATTTTGAAAATTAATAAACTCTTCAGTCATTTCACCATTTATAAATTGTGCGCCTATAAAATTAGAGTCTTCTATAAGTCTAAAAAATTCATCCCTCTCATTACTTTTAGATAATGGTTTAAAACTTCTTAAAGCATAATTCTTAATTTCTTTCTTATCCATTATTTCATAGTGAGTACCATTATATTTATATATCTTAGAAACACCACCTACTGATTTATACCTATGCTCTTTATTAAACTGTAGGTACAAATCTTTATAGTGTCTAGTTAAACCACCTTTCATGTTCATAGTAGTAAAGCCACAATGTGCAGTAGCTACAAAATCTTCACTTCTTAATGTAATAGGTGATTTGATTTTATTATAATATTTACATTTAGCGCATCCACTCCATTGACTTGATATAGTTTCACAAGTCTTTGGGGGTGAAGCTTCTTTAGATTGTTCAATCTTTACAGCAGTTTCTTCAAAAGTATAACCTGAATAACCTGAAGATATTTCATGACTTATTTTATCATCATCTTCAAACCTACTTGTTATAGAAAGTAAACTATACCATTGAGGTTCTACAACTTCTTCAGGGTTATCTTTACACCAGTTTATAAAAGCGCATTCCTTTACAATTTCTTCAATATCGGGTTTACCAAATTCAATCACCTCCTTCTTTATCCCCTTGGGGGGTTCAGCATGAGGCATTGAAATAGATAATTCCTGTAATTCAATATTGCCATTTATAAGCAAGCACTGTTTGTTGCCTTCTTTAGGTTTTCTATTTTCAGTAAAAGGTAACCTTAATATTCTAGCAGCATCAAATATACCTTTATCTACACTACCTTCTAAACCATAATCTTTGAGTGCTGCTGTAATAAGGTCACAAGCATATGTGTAAAGCTTTTTGTTTTTTGTAAAATAATCTTGTGATGTAAATTCTTTGATTTGAATTATAAAGTGTACACCATTACCTGATAGTACTACACCTGTTTTACTTGGGTCTACCCCAAGGGAGGTACAGACGGGGGTAATATACTTTCTAGCTTTATTAACGTCTAGGTCTTTGATATGGTCAATATCAAATGCAATTACTTCTTGTTTAATAAAAGAACCCTCACTAGCATTTCTTAAACCTTTCTTGTGATGTGCTAGAGTGTAGTAGATGTTATAGCGTTCAGCTTTGGGGATAAATGTCACTATTTTTTCTACATTTTTAAAGAGAGTGGGTACGTCTTTTAGTTCTTTTAATTCACCTAAATCATAAAATAATATGCCTCTACGTTTTTTAACTATTTGAATCATGCGTATAATACCCCCAAATGAATTTGTTAAATATAGCATATATAAAAGATGTGCAAGTAAAATTTTAGTGTTGCCTATTGTGGCTTGGTTGTAACCTGCTGAATTAACAAAGTATTGCTGTACTGCTATATTAAAAAATAGGCTATAATAAATACTTTTTAATTATACTTGCAATTTTGATATATGGTGGTATATCTCTTTATTACTTGGAAGGGGTAGTTAATGAATAGTGCACAAATAATCAATGATAAATTTATTGAACTAGATACTAAAGATGTAATCAACATGCTACTTGAAGGTAAGAAAGTATATTATAGTGGTTATGAAATTAGACCTAAGTTTAAATTTAATAGTTTAGATGGTGTAGTAACTTATATTAATGAGGTAATGAAAAAATGAGTATTGATAATTTAAAAGTAGAAGCGCATATATTAAAATTTGCTAATACATTAAATGATTATAAAAAGTATCTACCTGAAGGTGTTGGTAATATCATTTATAATGAAGCTTACAATGCTGTTAGCAATGTTATATATGAAGGTGAAGACGCATTAAAGAAAGAACAAGCTAAACATAAAAAGAAGGAGAAGAAAAAATGAGTGATTTATTAAGTGATGCACAAAATATGATTGATGCACTTGAAGATTATGCTAGTGAGCATGAAAATTTTAATATGACTTTTGTAAAATCAGTTGAAAAGCAAATGACTATGAAAGGTATTGTAAGTGATAAACAACATAGTGCCTTAAAAAACATAGTAGATAAGTTTGAACTTGATTATTAAACTAATGTAATGGAGGTTACAAAATGAAGAAAGTTTTTTTAATGTTTCTAATGGTGTTATTTTGTTTAGCTTGTAGTTCTAAACCAGCTAAAGCAGATGTTGAACAATTTAATAGAGTAGTGTTTAGTTCTATTGACTCTTTCAGTTTTTCAGGTGAACAATTAAACTTTACAATGTCAGGTAAAGCAGATAGTGAAGAAGAAGTTAATGCAAGTGGTACTTATAATAGTAATGGTTTAACTTTTCATACATCTAATTTTAAGAAAGTTCAGAGTTACCAAATTAAACACAAAGTTTTGAAGAAGCTTATGTTTTATTGGGAGGATGCTACAGAAGAAGAGTAGAGGTATTTATGAGAAATATAATTTTAATTCTTTTATTAACATGTAATTTATTTGCCTATGAAATATTTAAAGGTGCTGAATATACTGTAGATGGTGATGTAAAGGTAGCTTGGGATAATGGTGAAGGTGCTGAATTTTATGAACTTGGTTTAGTATGGATTGATGTAGAACCAAACATTGAATATGAACTAGGTAGAACAAGTGAATTATTCTTTGTTGTTACATTCCCTAGAAGCGGTCAATTCATAATTAGAATACGTTCAGGTAAATATGATACTGTTAATGAAATAGAGCGTTTTAGTGTTTGGGTTGAATCTATTGATGCTGATGTAGGTATGGTAGATGGTGAACCTATGGCATGGAGGGTGCAAAAAATAATAGCTGCACCTACTTGGTAATTAAACTTTATTTTAGGAGTGTAAAAAATGAAAATTGTTGAAGATGTTGTAACTTGGAATGACCCAAATGATAGTAGTGTAGCTATACATAAAGTATACTATGCACCTGAAGCTGAAATTATTAGTCAAGATGGTAGTACACCTTTTGTAGAGGTTACCATGCCTACTTGTGAACTTAATTTAGCTGAACTACCAATTAATACAAATGGTGAAAATTACAATCTTGCTTTAGTAGCTGTAGACGCTAGAGGTAATGAGTCTAATTTATCACCTGTACTTGTGCGCCCTTTGGACAACACCCCACCAGCTACGCCCTCATGGTTATAATAGGTGCTGTTTGGGGTTGGTTTAAAAAGTTATTTGGTATCAAATGAAGAACAAAGTATTTAATTATAGTGTAGCCTTGGTGTGCCTTTTAATTGGGGTATGCCTTGGTTACATATTATGCTTACTATCTTTAATGGTGCCTTTAGGAGGGTAAACAATGGATAAGATTAAAAATGTTTATGGTGGTTATGGTATTTATTTTAACTTTGAAGATTGGAAGTTAGCAACTAATAATGACTATAGGTACAAGCGTATTTGGAAGCTCCCTATTGTAATTAGAAAAACTAGAGGGTTAGCAGATAGGGTAGATGTTTTAAGAAAAGTACATGCAGCTAACCTAAAGAACAAAATATATAATAAGGATAAGTACCATTGGGGTTTAGTTAATGGCATCATTTATTCTTTAGCTGTACTTGATAAAGTAGATGCTAAGAAAGTAAAATATATAGAATTAACTACCAAGTCTAAAATTATACGCATATGACCGAGCTAGAAAGATTATTATTTTTTATATGTCTACTACTTGGGTTTTTTATAATATTAATTACGATTGGGGAGTAAATGAAAGTAAAACAATTAATAGATGAATTAAATGCATTGTTATCTTCTGAAGGTGATATAAATGTAGTTGTTGGTGGTAATACAAGTAATAGAAATATAGAAGAAGTTTGTACTGAAAAATGTTCATGTGGTAATAAAATAGCTGTAATTGAGTTAGAAGATGAATAAAGTTCAAATTGGGTTAGGTATTTTGTTCCTATCCTTTATTGCTTTTAAAGTTGTTACTATTAATAAAAGGTATAAGAAACAATTTAATAACCTACCTCAACATGAATATAATTACTTTAAACATTGTAAGATGGTTGACTGTAGAAATGAAGGTAAGGTTGTAAAACTACTTGATGGTTATACTTATAAATGCCCTAGAATAGGTACATATAAGGTATGTTTGGAAGGTAAACAACATTGGGAGCTTATTAGATAATGTTTAAAATGCGAGTTACATTAGGTGTAGTTGATGAAGTTGTAGGTAAAATAAAAGTGTATTGTACAACTAAAGGTTTTTCAATGGGTGATATAACTGAAGCTATGTATTATGAACTTCTTAATGCACCTGATAGTGAATTTGAAAAAAAGATGATAAAAAGAGCTGCTATAAATAAATGTAAAAGAATAGAACTAAAAGTAAAAAAGATAATGGATAACTATAAAATATGAAATTTAAAATAAAACCTTGGGAGCACCAATTAAAAGGTATTGAATTAGCTACACCACTAGATTATTTTGCACTTCTTTATTTATGTGGTAAGGGTAAAACAGCTACCGCTATAAGTATCTATAGGCAAAAATGTTACAAGCATAATGAACTTTTAAGAGCACTTATAATATGCCCTTTAGGTGTTGTTTATAAATGGAAGAAAGAATTTGCTGCGCACTCTTACTTTGATAACAATGAAATAACTGTACTTGATGGTACTGCTGCTAGAAGGATAAAAAAACTACAAGAAGGTAAGAAGATACTAATAATAAATACTGATGGTGTTAGTATCAAAGAACTATGGAATGAAGTTAAAAAATTTGCACCACAATTTATGATAATAGATGAAAGCCATTGTTTTAAAAACCCTTCAGCTAAAAGAACACATCAGGTTATCAACATTTCAGACTCTATAAAATATAAACTTATACTAACTGGTACATTTGCTTGTGATGAATTAGATGTATGGAGTCAATACCGAATACTAAATAAAAATATATTTGGTGAAAATTTCTTTGTTTTTAGAAACACATATTTTTATGATGCTAATGCTGGTATGCCACGTGAAAGATATTTTCCTAATTGGAAGCCACATAAACATATGCAAAATGAAGTTGAGAAAAGAATAAATTCATGTGCGCACATTGTAATGGATACACATGATATGCCTGACTTACTTAGATTAAGTGTCAACGTACCACTCGGTAAAAAACAAGCTAAACTATATAAAGAAATGCGTGATGATTTTGTAACCTATATGAATGATGATGCTTGTGAAGCTTCTACTGCACTAGTAAAAGGTTTAAGACTTCAACAACTAGTATCAGGTATTTTTGTAACTGATGAAGGGCAAAGCATCCCCTTGGAGGATAATTTAAGAAATAAGATATTAGCTGAAACACTTGAAAGCATCCCCAAGGGAGCTTGTAAGGTCATATGGTGCATCTTTAGGGATAGTTACAAGCAAGTAGAAGCTGTAGTAAAGAAGCTTGGGTACAACTATGATTTTATAATAGGAGGGCAAAAAGCTATTACTAGGCAAGATATAATAGATGGTTTTAATAAATCAGATACCAATTGTATTATTGCAAATCAAGCAGCAGGTGGTACAGGTGTAGATTTACTAGGTACTGATGAATATGATACAATCTATAGTATTTATTATAGTAGAAACTTTTCATGGGTACAAAATGAACAAAGTGAATTTAGAATTAGAAGAAAGAACCAGAAGAAGAAGTGTGTAAGGATTGATTTAGTTGCTGAAAATACTATTGATGAAGATGCACTAGAAGCATTGAAACACAAAGATAAAACGAGTAAAATTATACTTGGTTTAAAAGATAAAATATAACTTGCATTTATGTTATATGGTGCTATAAAAGTTTAAAACTTGGAAGGGGTCAAAAATGAGTGAAGGTGTAAAACTAACAATAAAGAAATGGACTAAAGAAGAACTAGAAAAACATTTAAAAACTAATTGTAACTACTCTTCTGCTGTAGTTATAGCTGCATTATATAAAAAAATATATGGTTCATTCCCTAAGATAGGCTTATCAGGGTTCCAAGGTCAAGCTGCTGAACAAATTTTAAAAGTAATGCCATAAACTAGGAGGTTAGAAAATGGAAGTTAAAGCATTAAAAAGAATAACTGATGAAGCTTTTGAATTAAGTAAAAAAGTAAAGAAATGTGATGCTGATAAAAAATTATTAAATGGTGAACTAACTGTTTTAAAAAGTCATATCTTAAGTCACCTAGAAGAAAATGAACTTGATAACTTTGCAACTAAACTATGTTTAGCTTATACAGTTACAAGCGAGTCCGTTAAATTCCCTAAAGAGGTTACAGCTAAACAGAAAGTATTTAAGTACATTACTAAGAAGTATGGTGAAGATGCGCTATACGGTCTACTTAGTATTAATTCAGCAGTATTTAATACCTTTTATAATAAAGAAAGTGGTTTAGCTTTAGAAAAGGATGCTGTAAAAGGGCTGAACTTTTGTATTGATGGTGTTGATGAACCTGTAGCATATACAAAATTAAATTTGAGAAAGAAATAATTTAACAAAGAAAGGTTAGTAAAATGGCTAGAAAGAAAAAAGATGAAAAGGCGTTAGTAAAGAAAGATGCAAATTTACCAAGTGTAGATTTGTTTGATAAGGCATTATTTGATGCACAAGAAATTGATAATGAAGATATTCTAATACCTAAGATGTGGTTGATGCAACAAATGAGTGAAATGGTAGTAAACAAAAGTGCTGAAAGTGGTGAGTATAGAGATAGTTTAACAGGTGAACTTTTAGAAGCTCCTTTAGAAGTTTTTATTTTCTCACCTTACAAAACTTGGCAGGTTACTAACACACCTAAAGGTAAAAAACGTGCTGAATATGTTGAAACTCTAAACTATTATGAAAATAAAGATTTAGAAATTGAAACTAAAGAAGCTGATGGTAGTGTTACTCATAGGGATAAAGTATTAGGGTTTTTCTGTTTAATAGCTAATGATATTGAAAGTGAACCATTCCCTTATGTATTAGATTTTAAAAGAACATCAAGAAAAGCAGGTCAATCTATTGTAACTAAAATAGCTAAACTTAGAGCACATAAATTACCTTGCTATGCTACTACATTTATTATTGATGCTAAAGAAGCTAAAAATGATGATGGTAATTTTTATCATGTTAAAACTGCAATAGCTGGTAGAGGCATTAAGAAAGAAGAAATAGCTGTAGTTGAAGAGTGGAGTAAAACAATTAAAGCAGCACAAGAAAATAAGAAAATTAAAGTTGATGATACTGATGTACAGAAAGATGTTTCATCTAAAACTACAACTAAGAAAAAAGCACCTAGAAAAGCTTCAGGTACTAAACAGAAATTTTAAATTGAACTATGTTGTACTAGGGGGGGGGGGGTAACACTCCCTAGTACATTAAAGAGGTTGTAAATGCCAAAAGCAAAAGATAAAAAAGAAATTGTTTATATTAGGATAACAAACAAAAAGTTTCTTCTGAAAATGTGTAAGAAATTAGGATTAACTCAAAGTGAATATATACAGCAACTACTAGATGAACAAAAGAAGAAAAAATGAAAATACTTACTGAAGAAGAGAAAGAACACATACATGGTTATATTGAAGATGTACTTAAACTAAAAGAGTATTATCTAAACCTCAATAATTATTATACTATAAGAAAGAGTTTTAGCTTTTCATGGTATATGTTGGGGGTAAGGTTTAGGGCGTTTAAACAAGCTATTAAATTTACAATATATGATTTGATTGGTAAGAAATGAGTCTAACTGATTTAAAAATTAATATTGAAATTGCTGATTTAGTTGTTCATATGTATGAAGAGGTATCTAAAGCATATAAAACAATACCATTCCCTGCTAGTATAGTTGCTGCTGCTGCAATAACAAAACAACATGAACTAACACTACCATTTAAAATCTTTAAAATAAAAGAGAAGTATAGAAAAAATGATAATAGCAACAACAACTAATTATAAAAAACTAATAGCAAAAATATGTAAAGAAGATGTAATATCTTTAGATACTGAAACTACTGGTTTAGATGCCTATAATGGTGATGTACCCTTTTCAGTTATCATAGCTACACATGATGAAGAGTATTACTTTAATTTCAATACTGAACTATCTGCTGAATTAGTTGATGGTGAGAGAAGGTATTTTAAAACAATACTTAAGAAGCACATTTTAACTAACTGGAATATGTTTAAACCTATCTTAGAAGATGAAAATAGAAAAATCTTCATGCATAATGCTAAGTTTGATTTATCCATGCTTCACATTGTAGGCTTGGAAGTTGCTGCTAAAGTTATTTGTACTTATGCACTAGCTAGGATTGTAAGAAATGATTTACCTACACGTTCTTTAAGTTATTTAGGTAAACTTATAGGTGTTGAAAAAAGTGATTTGGTTGAAGCCTATATTAAGAAACATAAATTATATAAATCTGAAATACCCGAAGGTAAAAAAGTAAAAAAGATTACTGAAAAGTATTTTTACTTAGTACCTTTTGAAATCATAACTGTATATGGTTGTCAAGATGCACGCACTACCCTTTCCCTTGGGGAATACGAGCATAAAAGGCTAGTAAAATTAAATAAAGATACTCCCAAGGGGGTAAAGGATAATACCGAGTTAGTTATAAACGAAATCAATCTAACTAAAGTACTATATAAAATGAGAAATATAGGTATCAAGATTGATATTGATTACTGTAAAAAAGCTATAAAGCATGAAGAACTACTTTATAAAAATGCTGAACAAGAATTTGTAGATTTAACAGGGCTACCTTTTAGTGATGGTAGAACTACACTTGTAGAAGCATTCAATAAATTAGGTTTATCATATCCTTTAACTGAAGCTGGTAACCCAAGTTTTGCTTATGATGCCCTTATGCTGCATGAAGGGAATGAATTAGTAGATGTTATATTAAGGCATAGAAATGCGTTTAAACGTGCTGGTACTTATTTTGCTAACTTCATAAAATTTGCTGATAAAAATAATATTTTACATTGTTCTTTAAATCAAGGTGGTACAATTCATGGTAGGCTTTCATGTAGTGACCCTAACCTTCAAAACCTACCTAAACATGCTGAAGATAAAACTACCAAGTACCCAATTAGAAAAGCCTTTGTACCTAGAAAAGATTTTTTCTTTTTATTTATTGATTGGGATCAAGTAGAGTATAGACTAATGCTAGATTATGCTGAACAAATGGACTTAATAGAAGATATTAATAATGGGTTAGATGTACACCAAGCTACTGCTGATAGAAATGATATTGAAAGATACAAAGCTAAGAAGTTAAACTTTGGTTTAATTTATGGTGAGGGTGCTGAACTAATTGGTAAGCAACTAGGCATGACTAAACAAGCAGCTTACAATATGGTACAAAACTACTTCAGGGTATTACCTGATGTATGTGATTTTTTAGAAGGTGCTAAAGAAGCTGCACGTGAAAAGGGTTTTGTATATAATTGGTTGGGTAGAAAATGCCATGTAAGAGAACCATATATTGCACCTAATTATATTATTGCTGGTGGTGTTGGTGATATAATGAAGTTAGCTATGAACCAAGTAGATGAATATTTAACTTATAAAATTTCACGTATGCTTTTAACTGTACATGATGAACTTGTTTTTGAAATACATAAGACTGAACAAGCTATTATCCCTGATTTAGTCAAAATAATGGAGCATGCCTACATACCTAAATTCTTAAAACTAACTGTAGGGGTTGAATATGGTACAAAATCTTGGGGTGAAAAGGTTGATAAACTATGCCTTTAACTACTAAAGAATTTGAACAAATTAAAACTATCCTTGAGATATTAAAACTTAATTTTTATAGGGATAGTGATAAATTACCACCTGATAAAGTAAATGGTTCAATTATGATTAGCTCTGTAATTACTCTTTTAGAAACTTATGTTAAACGAGAAGTATTTAGAACACCTGAACAACCACCTTTAGTAGATATACATACTGTAAAAGCACCCTTTTAAACCAATATAATCAACAACTTAAAATAATAACATAATTGTGTTGACTTATTGTACTACATGTGGTACACTTATTAAATAGAAAGGTGGTACTCATGAAAAAATTAACTAGAGAAGATTATTTATTAGTAGCTTCAAAAGAATTATCAAAGACTATTTTTAAAGGTTATAAGCTACCAAAATTTAGAGTATCTACAGGTTTTACAGGTTCTAAGGGAGGCATTAAAAAAGTTGTTGGTGTTTGTTGGAATGCAAATGCAGCACATGATAAAGTAGCACAAATTTTTATATCACCTATTGAAGATGATAGCTTAGAAGTGTTGGGTACACTTATACATGAAATAATACATGCTATGCATCCTAAAGCAGGGCATAAAAATGAGTTTAGAAAAACTGCTTTAGATGTGGGTTTAACTGGTAAAATGACAAGTACAAAAAGCAGCAAAGAATTAGTAGTATGTTTAAACGCACTCATTAAAAAGATTGGTAAGTACCCACACGCTAAATTAACACCTTCAAAAAGTGGTGTTAAAAAACAGGGTACTAGACTTTTAAAAGCTTCTTGTGATTGTGGTTATACTATAAGAATAACTAAAACGTGGGCGCTTCTAGGATTACCTACATGCCCTTTATGTGATGTAACTTTATATTTAGAAACACAAGATTAGGAGGTATTAAAATGAGTAATTTAACTTCTTTCAGGTTATCAGATGAAGAACTAGAAAAAATAGATTTGTATTGTGAACAAATGAGAAAATCAGCAGGTGTAAATGTTACAAGAAGTGATGTAATAAGGTATTTAATTAAAGGTATGCCAATGAACAAAGGCTTTCAATTGTTTAAAAAGTATTTATGTGAGGGTAAAAAATGAAAAAACCTGAAACTAAATTTAGAGAAAGTACCTACCCATTTTTAAATAGTTTGAAAAATTGTTTTTGGGAGTCAATACAGCAGATAGCTATAAAAAGTACTTGTGATATTATTATGTGTATTCAGGGTAGGTATGTAGGCATGGAATATAAGAAAGATGAAAAGACTAAACCTAGAAAGCATCAGATATATAAACACAAAAGAATAGTAAATAAAGGTAAGGGTAGGGTTTTAATACCATGCCCTGAAAATTGGCACCTAATTAAAAAAGAACTTAAAAGACTCACTAAATTACCCCCTATTTGATCTAAATAGGTAGGGTTATTTGATTAAATCAATGGGTGTTTTTACCCTTTTATTATATTGTTCACAATAATGGTTCTTATACCTTTCAGCATATTCCATTAACTTTTTACCCTTGGGTGTAATTTCTAAACCCCAATCTTCTTTTTTAAAACCTACTATATCATCACAATAAGCAACATCTAAATCATAAGCAATACCTACACGCTCCATTTTCATGAAGTCAAATAAATGGCACCTACATTTTGTAAACTGATGGGAGTAAACACATCTTTCTAAGATAGGTATTTTAGTTTCATCTTCAAAGCATGATACTAAACTAAACATCATCAATATTGTTATTATAATCAGTTTCATTTTTATCCTTTTTTGCTGCATTGATTTTTTCTAATTTTTTCTTACCTTCTTTAATACCATCTTTAACATTTTTATTATCTTTATATTTTTGTACTAAAGTACCAATCCAACCAATCAATTTATTTAAAAGCCATTGTGCTAAAGGTAAACCTAAATATTTTAAAACAACTTGTAAAACTTTACCCCACATAAAACCCCCCAATTAAAAAGGTGTGGAAGGAAAAAGCAACCACACCCTTCTTATTAACTACTATTATTTTGTTTTAACAGCAGCAACAATTTCATCAAGAACTTCAGAAAGATCAATTTTAAGTTCAATAGATGGTTGACCATCTTGGTTCAAATCACCTTTTACTGAAAGAATAGACCCTTCAAAACTTAGTGCTAATTTTTTAACTTCTTCTGACATAATGCCCTCCTATTATGGTTGTTGTTCTCAAAGTGTACTATACACTTGAAAATGAATATGTGCTCCTAACCCTACATTGTGGTGATAGGCTACACGTGGTTTATGTGTATTATAGCTTATAGCTCCCAAGTGTCCACATTTTTTAGTAATATCAATCAAACAAGCTTCTATAGCTTCTAAGCTCCATGACCTAACACTAACATCAAATGCCCTCCCTTGGGGGTGTGTCTTTGAAACACTCTGTTTAAACGCTCCTAAAATATTTGTTACCACCAAGGGGAGAGAGTTTTTTTTAGCGTATTTAATTACAAAGGCTAGAACAATAAGAGTATCAGGGCACATAAAAAGAAGGTCTTCACTTTTTATACCTTTTTTTAGATCGAATTGTTTTTCTTGCATACAGCATCCCCTTTATTTCTTTTATATCGTCTTTTATTTCTTTGAATAATTCACATACATGTTTGTATTGTATTTCTTGTTTGTACTTAAGGGCACCAAATTCAGCACGTGTAGGAGGTGATTGAAAAAATATTAATACAATAGATATAAGCATTGAACCTACTACTACAGCTAAAATATTATCAGTAAGTTTTTTAATTACTTTTTTCATTATAATATTTTCATAACCCTTGTACTAATTTTTTTAATTTTCACAATTGAATAGACTTCAAGAACACCAAAATTACTAGCAGCACCAAAACCTGTAGTACCAGTTGATGTAGTACATCTATGTTGTAGTTCAAAAACTTTTGCAGAAGTTATAGTAAAGATACCTCTTACAAAAGATCGGGTAGTATTTGCATATGTACTAGTACCTATAATTGTATCTGCACTATCTGTAATATTATAAAGTTTAGCTTTGTGATAAGTAACACCAGCAGCAGGTGCAGAAGCTTCTATTTCATATGTCCCAGCTTGTAAAGTAAATTGATTTGAAGCAAGTACGCACCAAGGCTGCGCATTTTCTGTATAAGCAGTTGTTAGTACTCTAGTTCTCCAAGCTGCATTATTAAATGTGCCACCATCAACATTATTTGCTTTTGTATCCTTCATCACTACTACACTATCATATTTTAAAGGTAGTGTTTCACCATCAAGTACTGTAGTACCAACATCATCTACCCAATCGGTATCATGGTCAGCATCATAGTTAGTATCATTTATAATATCACCGTTTAATTCCATAAACTTTATTGGTAAATCTAAAGCAGCACTATAATCTTCAAACTCTATAATACCACCAATAGGTACAGCACCTAAAGAAGCTCTTACTTTATCCATTGTAATTTGATCTATAGGGCTACCAGCATCAGTTTCACTAGCACTAGGTTCTATTAAAGTTAGTAACAATTTTGAAAAGTTAA